CTATGCAGGTCGTGCTTTGATACTATCTCATGATGATGCAGGAGATACTATTGGAACAGAACTAACTGTACAAGACATGGAAAGTGTGGTACACTGGTTGCCTGAAGGACACCGAGAGACTCCTTACATGGAATTTACAGCATGGAATTAATATATGAACTCAAAACAAATTAAAAAACTTAGAAAGAAAGTCAGACCAATACAGGTTGAGTGGCTTCGTACCCTATTGCCTGAAGACCAAGCAGACTCTATCACTGTAGATACAGTTGAGGGATTACTCCCAGAACAGACACATGCTTTTGGTCAAGGACAATTACACATGTCATACATGACAGACAAATGGATTATGAAATACTTAAAACAAAATCCAGACATTGAAACTTTTGATGAACTACTAAAGGTATCTAAACATGGATGAGTACATAGCTGATGTATTGATTGACAATCACAGACAAACAATTAAAACCTATGCTAATTCAATCTATTCTGCTATTGATATTCTTATTAGCATGCCAGTTATTAATGCTGTATTCACAGTATCATGCACCGAGGACGGCAGGTCTTGGGATGTTGAGGGTATGGACATGGTGGCAATGAGACAGATGAGAGCAGACATTACTGAGGAGGCTTTGCGAGAAGCCTTTGCAGATGATGAGAGAAATAAAACAATACACTAGGAGAGATTATGGAAGATACATTTGTAAGACTAACAGAAGATGAGTACAGATATTTCTGTGAGTGGATTAGTAAACACACACAAGAAATGTATGAACATAAGGTAGGCTATGAGGCAAGATGGACTCTTGACCCTAAAGTTTTTTATGTAAAATTGTTAGATGAAAGTCTTTATTCAATGGATGAAATAATGCTTGACATCCGTAACGAGATGGTGTAACATGTGCAACATGACACTGAGCAACCAAAGAACTTTAAGCCCTCTATCTCCAGATAATAAATTATTTGGTTTGGCTTCAGTCCACAACTTCAGGAGTAGTTGGCTCACAAACTCCTTTAATTTAACTAACATCATAGGAGACTAATATGATAATTGACGGCACGGCTTATTGGGCAAGTATCAAAACACCCAATACAACATTTGAACCCATGTACACAGTCAACCTTGTGGTTGATGAAGCAACAGCTAATGACTTTGCTACTCGTGGACATACCATCAAACAGATGGACGAGGGTTCTGCAATAGTAGTTAAGCGTAAAGTGAATGGTCCTAACGGAATGGTTAGGTCTGCACCAAGATTGCTTGACCAAAACAAACAGGAAGTAAATCTTGCTGTGGGTAATGGCTCTAAGGTTAGAGTCCAATGTAACGAATACGCTTGGGAATATGCAGGTAAGGCAGGGAAAGGTCTTGACTTACAGGCTGTCCAAATCGTAGATTTAATTGAATACAAAGCCGAAGACGGCTCTGAATTCTTTGACGAAGGAGAGGAATTTTAATATGATTGTTAGTATTAAGAATGATGATGGTGTTACATCTTATGATGTGACTAAGATTGAAGACGAGAATGTTAGGGCAAACGCTAATGTAATTATTAGTAAGGTGTCCCAACTAGAAGTCTTACTAGAAGCACTGAACTTTACTAGTGCTACGCACCGAGGTAATCTGGAAAGCTTGCTGAAAGAAAACCCTGATGCGATTGTTGAGACAGAAGAAGAAGAGGTACAAGATACTGAAACTGATTCTGAATAACTAACCGTGAGGTGTCCTACTACTTGGATGGGACTTAAAGGCACAATCCAAATACAACGCCTCACTTTTCTACTGGAGATAGAATGATACAAGAACGAACCCAATTCATTAAACATAAATTACCCTGCCCTAAATGCTCAAGCAGTGACGCTGTATCTCTCAATGAGAATGGCTCTGCAAAGTGCTTTAGTTGTGATACTTTCTTTACAGACTATGACAACGAATCAACAGGTAAGGTAATTGAAATGACAACAAAACCCAAGTCCGATAACACATTCCTTACATCCTATACTGGTGCTTATGGTTCACTAACCGACAGAGGTATCTCTGAAAAGACAGCAACCAAGTATGGTGTTAAGATTGTTAAGGACAGAAACAACAACGTAGTACAACACATCTACCCATTCTTCAATGGTAACGAGGTGGTCGGTACTAAGACACGATATGTAGAGAATAAAAACTTTGCTTGCAATGGAACATTTGAAGGCACTGGTTTGTTCGGAGAACAACTACATGGTAATACAGGTGGCAAGTATCTAACCATTACTGAAGGTGAGTGTGATGCTATGGCAGTGGATGAACTGTTCCAAGGTAAGTGGGCAGTGGTATCTGTTAAGCGTGGTGCATCATCAGCAGTCAAAGATGTTAGGGAGAGCATAGAGTTTGTCGAATCCTTTGACAATGTAGTACTATGCTTTGACAATGACAAGGCAGGTAAGGAAGCGGCAAAAGCTGTAGCTAAAATACTCAAGCCTAACAAGACTAGAATCATGTCGTTCCCTAACGGATTCAAAGATGCTAATGAAATGCTCAAGCAGAAGAAGTTCACAGAGTTTACCCAAGCATGGTGGAACTCTAAGACATACACACCTTCTGGTATCATGGAGCTATCATCTCAGAAAGGTGATTGGTTACATCGAGAAGAGAAAGAAAGTATTGCATATCCTTGGGACGGACTGAACAAGAAGCTCTATGGAATGCGTAAAGGAGAACTGGTCACACTTACAGGTGGCACAGGTCTTGGTAAGTCTAGTGTTACTAGAGAGCTAGAACATTGGCTCATCAAAAACACAGATGACAATGTAGGTATCGTAGCCCTTGAAGAGAACTGGTTGCGTACTGCTGATGGTATCTTATCCATCGAAGCTAACGATAGAATCTATCTATCAGAGAAGCGTAAGAATTATTCAGATGATGACCTCATGGGTTTGTTTGATAAGGCTATCCCTTCTGGTAGAGTATTCATTCACTCACACTTAGGTGCTACCGACATTGATGATATCTTTGCCAAGCTTAGATACATTATTGTAGGGTGTGAATGTAAATGGGTAATCGTTGACCACTTACATATGTTAGTCAATGTGTTACATGAAGGTGATGAGAGGCGTGGTATTGACATGCTTATGAATCGCTTGAGGTCTCTAGTAGAAGAGACAGGTGTAGGTATGATATTGGTATCACACTTACGAAGAGCCGCAGGAGATAAAGGACATGAGCAGGGTATCGAAGTATCCCTATCTCATCTCAAAGGTTCACAGGGTATTGCACAGTTATCTGATTGTGTGATTGCACTAGAGAGAAATCAACAGGCAAGCAACCCTGAAGAAGCTAACCTCACTAAGGTTCGTGTACTAAAATCTAGGTACACTGGAGACACAGGATTGGCTTGTGGTCTCCGATATAATTCAGATACTGGTAGATTGTTTGAAGTATCTGAGGAGGAAACATTCGACAATGAACAGTTCTAAAATAATATTTGACATTGAAGCTGATGGCTTAGACCCTACCGTTATACATTGTATAGTAGCTAAAGAGTGGGGTGGAGCAGTACACACTTTTGACAACACGCAAATCGAAGAAGGTATTAAATTCTTAGAGAATGCAGAAGTACTTATAGGTCATAACATTATAGGTTATGATATACCAGTAATAGAAAAACTACATGGTGCTACAGTAACACAACAGTTAGAAGATACATTAGTTATGTCAAGATTATTTAACCCTGTTCGTGAGAATGGACATAGCTTGAAGACTTGGGGGTGGCGTGTTGGCATGGCTAAACAAGAACAACCTGAAACCTTTGATGAGTATACACCTGCTATGTTGGACTACTGTGTTCAAGACGTAAAGCTAAATGAAGTTGTATACAATTACTTACTCAAAGAAGGTAAGATGTTTAGCGAAGACTCAATCAGTCTTGAGCACAAGGTCGCTAAGATTATGCGACAGCAAGAGAAGAATGGTTTCTTCTTTGATACTAAGAAAGCTATGGAGTTGCTTGCAGAACTCAAGGACAAACAGTTTGAAGTAGAAGAAGAAGTACATAACACATTCAAACCTAAGATGATGGATGAGAAAATAGTAACACCTTACATCAGGAAAGATGGACAGCTATCAAAGCGTGGACTCACAGATGAAGAGTATGACAACTGTATCAAGACACAGAATGTAGAACCGTTCATGAGACAGAAGTTAGTTGAGTTTAACTTAGGTAGTCGTAAGCAAATAGGAGAATACCTCATTGACTTTGGGTGGAAGCCTGAAAGATTTACTCCGACAGGTCAGCCCATTGTTGATGAGGGTACACTCAAAAAGATTGAACACATACGAGAAGCTAAACTTATTGCAGACTACCTGCTTTATCAGAAGCGTATAGCACAGGTTACATCTTGGATAGATGAACTCAAGGGTGATAGAGTACATGGGTATGTTAATCCCAATGGTACAATCACTTCTAGAATGACACACCGTAGTCCTAACATGGCACAGATTCCAAACTCTGGTAGCCCTTATGGTAAAGAGTGTCGTTCATGTTGGACAGTACCTGATGGTTATAAGTTAGTAGGTATAGATGCAAGTGGATTAGAGTTGAGAGTGTTAGCTCATTACATGAATGACCAAGAGTATATTGACGAGGTTATACATGGAGATATACACAGCAGGAATCAAGAGTTAGCAGGACTTAAGACTCGTAATGAATCGAAGACATTCATCTATGCATTTTTGTATGGGGCAGGTGATGCCAAGATAGGTTCTATATCTGGTGGTGGTGCAAAGCAAGGTAAGAAACTCAAGGCTACCTTCCTTAAAAACTTACCATCACTCAAGATACTAAAGGACAGAGTACAGAAAGCATCTGAACGTGGTTTCTTGAAAGGTCTTGATGGCAGAAAGATATATGTTCGTAGTCAACATGCCGCATTGAATACCTTACTACAAGGTGGTGGTGCAATTGTTATGAAGAAAGCTATGACAATCCTACAAGAGAAGATGAGCCTCAATGCTCTCGATGCTAGGTTTGTAGCTAACATACATGATGAGTGGCAGATAGAAGTAAAAGAATCACAAGCCGAATGCGTTGGTGTGTTTGGTGTTGAAGCAATAGAAGAAGCAAGTAAATATTATAACATGCGTTGTCCTTTGACAGGAGAATACAATATAGGAGAGAATTGGTATGAAACCCACTAAAGAAAACAGAAAGAAGTTTGATATAGATTTGGCTTATGGCACAGTCAGAGAAGAGAAGATAGCAGAGATGCTAACTAATAAGAAGATAGAAGTAAAGTCTGAGAAAGACATGTGGCAAAAGACAGGTAACATTTGTATTGAATATGAATCTTGGGGTAAGCCGTCAGGTATCAAGGCTACCGAAGCAGACTACTGGTTTCATAATTTATGTGTGGGAGACAACGAGTTCTGTACTCTAGTGTTCAAGACAGATGTTCTTAAAACAATTGTAGATAAGCTAGACACATTCAAGACTGTAGCAGGTGGAGACCATAAGGCAAGCAAGATGTTCTTAGTAAACCTCCAAAAATTATTCTCATCGGATGTAATTAAAGCATTCAAGGAAGCAGAAAATGACAAAGAAAAATAAAGAAACTATTGACAAAACTAAAATAGACAACTATAATAAATTCACCTCTGAGTCTGGACATTGGTATGCACAGGACGGAGAGCCGATGTATACCATCATAGGTGCTAACGGTAAAGAACGTAATACAAATCTTAGAGATGCTAAAAAACTTAAGTTAGTTCCTTCTGTTACTACCATCTTAGGTATGATAGCCAAACCTTCCCTAGAAAACTGGAAGATTAATCAGGCTTTAAACTCGGCACTTACTTTAGAACGTAACGAAGACGAATCGTTTGAGGCTTTTGTTTATCGTTGTAAAGAAGACTCTAAGAAGATTGGTAAGAAAGCCGCCGAAGAAGGTACTCGTATTCATGCTCTTATTGAGAATGGTTTCTTAGGTAATGCTACTAGTAAGCCTTATGAAATTATTATGGAGTGGCTCAACGAACACTACCCTGATGAAGAGTGGATAGCAGAGGATTCTTTCTGTGCTAACACAGGGTACGGTGGTAAGATAGATTTATATTCTAAGTCTGGTATCTTTGTTGACTTTAAAACAAAGGATAACTTAGAAGGTAAAGACCCTGCTAAATTAGTATACGATGAACACGGTATGCAGTTGTCTGCTTATGCCCAAGGTTGTGGGTTTGATAATCCGCAGAGAGTTTCTATCTTTGTAGATAGGAAAGACACAGGTTTGATTGCTTGTTATAAGTGGGATGATGAGACACACTCTCGACACCTTAACATGTTCAACTCTATCCTTCAGTACTGGAAGCTAGTTAAGAACTACGACTCCTCTATTACTGATGTCTAGAAGAGTACCGAGAAAGCCTCGCCCTAAAAAAGTTAATGTCCCAAAAGGATATGATAGTATCTGGGAAGCCACACTGCACGACACTATATTAAAAAAGTGGAAGCATCACTGGGATAACATTGACTATATAATTAAGCATAAGTATGAGCCTGACTTTGTTAAGAAAATAAAAGGTAAGACAATCTTACTTGAAGCAAAGGGAAGGTTCTGGGATTTTGCAGAGTATAGTAAGTACATCCATATAAGGGAGGCTTTACCAAAAGGTTATGAGTTAGTATTCTTATTTCAAAAACCTTTTGCTCCAATGCCAGCCGCAAAGAAAAGAAAGGATGGTACTAAACGTACTCATGCTGAATGGGCTGATACTAATAATTTTAAATGGTATAACGAAGAAAGTTTACCGCATGAATGGAAAAACAATGAACTATAAATTTAAAGAAGATGATATTATAAAGGATATAATACTATATGTAAATCAAACATATGACCAACACTATGCTAACGGTAAGTACCAAGCGACTGATATGATACTAGATGCAGGACACGGAGAAGGCTTTTGCATGG